AATCAAATTTAACTTCATATCCCGCAAATTCAGGGAATGGTTGGTCATCAATGAAATATGATGATAATAAAACACCTAACGCATCAGCCCATCCCTCAACACTATCGGGAACAATAAATGTTTTTGCTCCTAAATTTCTTTTCTGTATTTTACTTAAATTATTCACGAATGGAATTAATAACCCAACCCCAACACCACATCCACATAAACCCAAATAAAAAATTTCTTGGAACGCCCTGTTCCTCATTAAATGGGTACTGGTACAGTTATAAATTCTTGTGTTATGTTGTTTAATTTGATCATATCTGTACTGTAAATTTCTTTGAGACGCTAAAACTAATTGATCTTTTATACTTTCTAACGCCGAATTAAGATATGGTTCTACATCTTCTGAATATCTATAATACTTTTGTCTGTGACCATCAATAATGTCTTCACACGCCTCTTCCCAATTTTCATATCTATTTTTTTCTTCTCTCCATTTAAAATAATCTGAATACAATTTCAGATCGCTCAAAAACTTTTTACCTTTTTGCATTTCTAATACTTTTTTATATTAATTATTATTATTTAATTCTTGTCTTAATTTAAAAGCTCTTTTTGCCCTTTCTTTATTATCCTCCTCTTTTTTCTGTTCAATACCCAATAAAGTATTTTGGGTTTCGGTGTTGATTTCAAGATATTCATTATCAAATTTGCAATTTGCAAAAACAATACCGTCATCACCAATTCTAGACTTTAATAATGTTAGAGTTGCTAGTTTATGTTCTTTTTGATCCAATGTTTTTGCAATCGAAATAATAACGTGAGCGATCTGAGCTTTTTTGATTGAACCACCCATTTGATCTGACGTTACAACATCGGAAGAAATTGATGACCTGTCTCCTTGAGTTGCTGTCCATATCGCAATATCAAACTCACTTGACATAGCCTCTAACTTTCTCATAATCGGTCCTTCTCCTTCCCACTCTCTTTCCGTGTGACTTTCTTTCGATAAACAATCAACATAATCTAATACCAATAAATCAATCTTAAATCCTTCCGATTGCATTTTTCTAATTCTGTTTTTTATTTCAGTTACAGTTACAGAATCGGAAGGTAATTTCAACATCTCTAGTCTCCCTTTGGATCTAGATTTTACTTCATTAACGGTGTTAATGATATCTTCTTTATTTTCATGTTGTAAATCAGGCGGTATACCTGTCCAAATAGTAAAATGTTTTCTCTTAATACTATTAATGTTGTCTTCAAAAAAGATATGTAAAACATTGTACCCACAATTAAATGCTGAGTTAGCAAATTTTGTGAGTATAGTTGTATTATGTGTTAAAACATAATCTCTCGTAACATACAACTCATCAGCATTAGAAACTTTAATACAAAGTGCCTCTTCATCATGTGAATACGATATTGATTTAACATATTTTTGTTCAACATATTTTTTTCTCTTCTGGTATCTTAAAATTTTTCTATATAACCTAAATGGCATTATTTGATTGGCAAATGAAATAGATAAATTATAAGATAATTGTCCGTTCTTTTTTTCGCCATTATAATTATAAGTTGGGATTTTAGTTCTAATTTTTACCGTTCCTCCTAATGATAAAATTAATTCTTTGACATCATTGGCTAGTTGATCAGAAATTGTTGCAAAAGAGCATTGACCTCTTTTATCAACATACCCATCAGTATCCATTAACCCTTGTAATAAGGATATTCTTACATTAACAGAATTATACAAATAATCTTTTGGGATGAATTTTTCGTTAGATTTTTTATTTTTTAAACCATAATGATCTAACCTTTTTCCAACATCTGATTTAAGAGCAATTACCTTAATTGTTTTCAAATCTTTTTTATCATACTCATTAAAAGATGTGTGTTCGGATAATGATTTAATTTCATCAAATATTTGATCATCTTTAGTACTTATTCTTGGATTTTGTGAAAGATATCCATCACCCAATAAAAGACCCATTAAATATGGATCTACTTCAACATCTCTTTTTTCAAATTCAACTGGTTCCACTATCGGTAATCTGTAATTATACCTACCTCTTTTTTTGATGTCTTTCATCATATCTGAGGTTTTAACCACTTTATAACCATAATTTGGTCTATATACACCTTTACGTTTAACTCTTGTTTTCGCTGTTCTCATGTTAAGAGTATTCACACTCCAAAGATGTTCTAATCCACAGTTTACAAATGTGCCATCTGTAAATTCTACTTTATATATTGGTTTAACTCCTTGAGGATAAACCCCTAAAACAAATTGTTCTTTCCCGTCTGAACCAATTACTTTATCTCCAGGTTTTAATGATCCATTTTCGACCCAACCATTAGGTGTTAAAACAGGTTCGGAAATTGGTAACTCTTTACCCGTTCCAGTTGGGGCAAGTATAACACCCAATTCACCTCTGGCTAATCCACCTTTAAGTAAATTGTCAATACCATCAATCCCTGTTGGGATTGAAAGTCTGTAATCTTTTTCTAAGGCTAATTCAATGTTTTCAAATATGTCAATAGAATCGGTTGTATTAACACCGACCTGCATTGCTTTTTTTACTAAATCTTCAATTTTTTCATAATCCTCAAACTGTCCATTTTTTATGATGTTATCGACATTCTTAAGGACTTTTATTAAATTCTGTTGTTTACAGAAGTTTAGTGCGGTATCTTTTATATATGGAGTTTCATTTTCAGAACTCTTGATGATATTGATAGTGTCGATATGAATTTTGGTTGATTGATTATCCCCATTTTCATTAATGATTTTTAATCGAATGGTCTCATAATCAGGAACAACCCCATATTTCGAATAAAGTTCTTTTATGTTTTCCATAATAAACTTAAAAGAATTGTTATCGAAATATTTACTATCTAAAACATCAATAATCCTCTCCGCATATTTTTTGTCTTCTATAATCGCCTTTAATAACTTTTGTTGGAAGTCTCTACCTAAAAATCCGAAGTTAGTTTTATCACTCATATTTTCATATAATGTTTATAGTTCGTACCCTAAGTACGTCGTTACTAATTCATTTGATGAAAGAATATCTGTCAGGTTCGACAAAATCCTTTTCAATTTTGGTCGAATATCCACAGTATATCTAACCTTTGGGTGGTAATAATACGCGGGGAATATTCTTTGAATAAATACATCATCTTCTAACTTAATTTCTAAAAGAAAATATTCTTTTTTGTCTGTTACCCCTTCTTCCACATTCTCAGAATTTAGAAAATAATTTTGATTTTCACATAGATAATCAGAACTTTTTATTTTCAAATCTTCAGAAATTTCTTCACAAATATTTTTTACATACTCATGCAATTCCATAGATCTTCTAGCTTGTTCTACATGATCTTTAACATTAAAAAATCTTTGGCAAATAATGTTACCATCTAAAGTCAATAAAAATTCAAATTTTGTCGGTTCTTGTTGATTTGTCATAATTTTTAAAATTTATATATATTATTTATTTACACTAATAAGTCTTTTGTTTTTTTCTTTTCTAGTTAATCTCAAAAATGGATTAAGGAACTTGATCCACGCATCGTCAGATTTTGGTAGGAGATTAAATATTCCATCCTCTACCATCATTTTCATGGTATTTTTATATGACCTACCATCCGGATCTAAATGATCCCTTATTAAGGATATAATACTTTCTCTAGCCTCATCAGTTAGCATTGGTTCTGATAGATTAACAATTTTTTCGTTAATGACATAAAATTCAGATCCCTTGGATCCTGTTTTGGTTACACCATTTACGATATTCTGTAATGTTTTGTTTTTTTTGTTTAATTCAAGTAAATCTTTGGATTTCGATAAAATATCCTCTATCGAAACTTTTTGATTTGCGATTTCAGGAAATAGTTTGACGACCTTTTTTATACCAATTCCCTTAATCCCTAAAATATTATCCGAATCGTCTCCGCAAAGTATTTTTAAGGTTTTTACATTTTCAATTAAGACATCATGTTTTTGATATTTGATAATATCATTCGGAGCATAAAGATTTTTATGACTTGGGTTATAAATCGATGTCTTTTCTGAAATCAATTGGGTGAGATCTCCATCCGAAGAATAGATGATTTTATGTTCATTTTCAGAATTTTGAACATAATACGCAATACAGTCATCGCTTTCACAATATTTAAACTCTCCTTGTCTAACGTAGACCTCCTCTAAATATTGTTTTATTCGTATTCTTTGATAGTTATAGGACGATATTTCTTCCTCCGTCCTAATCCTATTTTTTCTATTTAATTTATAATCACTATAAATGTTTCTTCTTAATATTGAAGATTCATCTCCATCCCAAAAAACAACAATTTTCTCTAGATTATACTTTTCAAAACTCCTTCTTAAGGTGTCTAAGAAATGGTATATACCTCCGATATGAGTGCCTTTGTAAAAATAATTTTTAGCCCCAAAAAAACCGATTGTTAATAAATTATCTCCATCGACCAATAAAACAGACATTACATACTTTTATTACGTTAAAAATCTACATATCTATATCTTCTTCATCATCTACCGTAATCGATTCTTTTAATTCAAAATCACCACCTAATTTTGATTTCCAAAAACCAGAGTATTGACTTTTATATTCATCTAAGGCTTCCTTAGTATCGTCAATGTATCCGTTATGCACTGCGATTATTTTACCATCTTTAAATCCTAATCCATTAACGTGATTTTTTAAAATGGAAATTTTTGTCCTTGTTGCATATGTTATCTTTCTTCCGTCTTTTGTTGCATCGATATGGTTGATGCCAGATTTCTTTTGGTTTCCGAAAAGAAATACTAATGAGGACGCTAACCAAACCGCTTCACCACCCTTTGCTTTAATCTCAGGTTGACCAAATGGGTTATCGGGTAATTCAACCCAAGGTTGATTAACAACCACCATTGTTAGATAATTATCATTTTCCTTAGATGGGTAATGTTCTTTTCTGGATTTAGTAATTCTTCTTTGGATATTTTTTCCGATTTTATCTGATAAAACAGACGCATCGTGTTGTTTACCTCCCTTACCGTCATATGTCAATTTACACGGAATGGAACCGATAGAATCCCAAAGAAACACGATTGATCTGTTTATTTTACCTTCCTCAAAGGCATCAATAATTTCATTTATGAAATCAGTAACTTGTTCAATATAATCGAAAGAATCGTTATAAATAAAATCTCCAACCCATTCACCATCTTCATTTTGAGTTGCTTCCAATCCCAATTCTACGGCATGATCCCAACTCCATTTCCTTTCGGTAATTATAAAAATAGGTAAATGACCCTTTTTCATAGCATCCGCCGCAGTTAACACCATCGCAGTTGTCTTAGATGTGTTTGTGTGCCCTAAAAACATATTTATTGAACCCATTACAGGCCCCGGCAATCCACATGCTTTATTAAATGATTCACCACAGTAATAAAATGCTGTGGGTTTGTACTTAGTATTACTGGAAAATTTCTCTATATAATTAAATTCTTTTTTCTTAAGTGATGTTGCCATAAAATATGTTTTTGGAAAAGGAACCTCCCGTTATCTGAATTGGCAAACAAATAAGGGAGGTTCACTATTTTATTGATTAAAATGGTAAGTCAGCGTCTGGATCTTCATCTACTTGTGGATCGGATACTTCGGTACTTTTAATTGATACCGATTCCTCAGATTGAGAGGAGGATACCCATTTATTGTTTTGTGAATCCCATTTAGGCACTTCACCGTTAGCAACAATTTCCAAATAATCTTCACCTTTTTTGGAATAAACATCAGACCATGTGGTGGAATCTTCAATCCATTTTTTTGCAATATCCTTATCCTCGTGTAGTGGGGTTTTATCTTCTGGAATTATCGAATTAATTACAGTATATTCTCTTCCCTTTCCTGACTTCGCTAGACTAAGGGATAATATAATATCCCTACCGTTTTCAGGGTCGGTAATATCCCCTTTATTTTTGAATAGGGGGAAGATTTTATCGAGAACACCATCTCCTTTAGCATTATGTTTAAACCTCCAGAATTTAACACCATCTTGCTCGTTATCCCTATCAATTACTTTAACGATATAAAATTTGCGAGACCTGTATTGTTTTGCGAGTTCTTTGTCTTGTTCTGTGCCAGATAACATTAGACCCTCATAGACTTCATTTAATGGGGATCTTTTACCCTCTTGTTTAGGGTCATAGATCTTTAACCATTGTCCATCTACTTGTATTTCGTGGAAATAAACCTCAACAAATGGTGAAGAACCATCTTTTGTGGGGAGTATCCTAATTCTTCTATCCTCCCCCTTAGACCCTTTTGGTAAAAGGGTGGTAAAATACTTTTTAAGTCTTTCTTCTTGAGAAAGTCTGTTTGAATTGCCACTTGTGGCTTGTTTGTTTTTTTCGTACTGTGCAATTACAGATTCAAATGTTGACATAATTTTGATGTTTAATTGTTATATCTAAATGATAAGAAAAAAAAACATCAAAAAAAAAGAAATGGGGAATAAATTCAAAAAAAATTAAATCATTGAGTTATCTGCTCTGTCCATAAATTGTCCGCTTTCAAAATGAATTTGATATGGGGATTTTGGATCTTCTAAATTAAATAGTACAAAATATGATGATCCCGGATAGTCTTCTGTTAGGTATTTCATATAATATCCAATACCGAAAGTGCATATTTTTATTTTTTCATCATTAAATGTAGATTCCTCATCATCTTTACCATTTTCATCCGTAGAACATTTACCTAATATATTTTTATATCTTTTAAATCCTTGTTCGTTGGCGGCTTCTTGTGTAACTTGGAAAACTTGATAATCATCCACTATCCCGATAAGTTTTATTCCTACCTCCTCTAAACTTTTAACTTTTCCTGGAGAAACATGTTTTGATAATATTTTACCTGATCCTCCTCCTTTTTGAAATCTTTGATCGATAAATTCTTGAGCTATTTGTTTAAATTTGGATAAATCCTCAGCAGATTTTATTTGACCCAAATCTTTAATGGGAAACCCCGCTTTATTTTTGTTAAAAGAATTAAAATAATCTTGAAATTTATAAACATCTTCTGGTAAAAGATTTTTTTTGACTACGTGGTTAACCAAAAACAATATATAATTAATTTTGTTATTACTTACTTTGATGATTTCATCAAATATATCAGGTGAAATTGGTTTGTCCTCACCCACTACTTTATCCCTTATCTGTTCAATACTTACTGATTCGACGAGTATTGATTTTACAATTGGTACTAATTTCATGTCAATGATAACCTATATGATAGTTTATTAACTTGACCCAACATTTCATCTAAAATATTCATTAAATCATCATCGGATGGGTTTAATGTAGTTGATATTTGATTTATCGCTATTTTTAATGTATTTACGAAAGAATCCATATCCAAATCGAAGATATTAACAAGTCTAACTGTATCACTTTCATCATTTAAAATAAATCTTCCGTTTTTTGATATTGATAACTCAACGTAATCATCAATTAAAGGGTTCATTCCCTCATAAAAATCATTAAACGCCTCATGTCTGGCGTATGATTTTGTTTGCCAATGATTTATTTTAATCTGTGACTGTAAACCCAAAAAAAAATTTACATTAAAACTTAAATTCATCTTCCTCGATATCGGGATTAAATGTATCTTTTATTGTGTCTGAATAATTTTCAACATCATCTTTTGTTAAAACATATTCATTCTTACCACTCCTTTTCATTTCCCCTTGTTTTTGTGCAAAAAACTGTTGTGGATTTTGATTAAATGGGTATGAATCTAATGATCTCATTTCCAGTCTTTCTTCCGGACTTGGTTCTTTTACCGATTCGATTTTTGTATCCAACATTTCAATTTTTTGGAACAATTGATCCATCGCACTTAACTTATTTTCAAGATCACTTAGTTTGGTAAATACGTCATCCATTTTTGTAACCACATCTGTTTGGCTACTTACGTGGTTATCGATATCCTTTTTTATACTTTTTGTCATGTTTACCAAATCGGTAATATCGATTTCCTCCGTCTCGTCCTGACCCATTCCCATATCTCCTCCGAGATCAGGTGAACCTCCATCCATAGGGTCTGCACCAGCCATGGGGTCTCCTCCTGCTGCCGGATCGGCACCAGCGGCGGGGTCTCCGGTAGGATCTGGTAAAGATGGGTCTGTAGGTAATTGACCTTCCGGATTTTGATCTCCACCAGGTACGGGAGGTTCATCTGTATCCTGTAATGGATCTGGAACATCTTGTTCTACGATTAATTTACCAACATATTTGTTGATTTCCCTAAATCGATTTAATTCTTCTTGTAGTTTTTTTTCTAACATAGTATTAATCTTGTAATAATTGTCTACCGTCGTCGGTAATATACTTTTTATTTATTCTTTCAACAATCCCGTCTTTTGTTCTAATAACGTAACATTCTCCTGTTTGGAGGTCACATTCTTCATATTGACCGGTATTTTGGGGTGTTTGCTTTTTAATTTTTGGGTTTAAATACTGATTTACAGCATTGTCTATTTTTTCGTTTTTCATAAAATATCTTCTTATTTCATATAAATATCTAAATATTTCTAATATACTCTAAAATATATTATATCTCCATCATTTAATCCCAATGTTCTCATTAACTTCCTTGACATAGTTATGCCTTTATTTGCAAAATTAATACCGTTATTTACGGGACCTTCAACCCTTCTGTTATTTCCTGTACCCATTATTCTGTGATTTAACGTTATCTCTGACTTATTAACCGGATTTACAAATATTGTTTTTGCTGACATTATTTTTTCCGCAGTAAATTTAGGGGGGTTCAAGAAAAAATCTGTTTGGTAAAACATATACTCATCTGTGGTATTTTTAATCTCAGACCAGTACATTTTTTCTGTATTTTTTAAATTACTTATTATTATCATTTCCTGAGTATCCGAAATAGGATATCCGTTAGATTTCCCCATTTCAATAACCCTAGATCTTAACCATTCTTCTTCTTTACCCTTGTGAGTATATTTTACCAATTGAATATTTTCTTGATTTTCATATCCGTTATATGGTATTCCAAATTCTGTTACTCCAATTCTTTGTACTAAAATTTTATTAAAATCTTCATTTTTAACTTTTTCACCAGGATCGGTTGTGTATATTTTACCATTTTCTCCCGCTAATTGGATTGAGGTCTTTGTTTTGTTAATATCTTCTGTTTTAACTTTAGATAAAATCTTTCTTTTTATTCTATCAAACAGAATTCTATAACTTGATGTAAAGGAATCTTTTGGATCGGGTAATGATGCATAAGGAATTCTTGTACCTTTAAATGTTGTGATAAAATTATTATTTCTAATATTATGTGAAACTTCGGTAATCCAATAAGATCCTTTAAACATTGGTATGTTTTTTAAATAAAAGAACATTGTTGGTTGTATCATAGCGTTTCCCATACAGGTAACGTCACATGTATATGATGCTTGTCTGTAGTAATCGAATAACCCGATATCTACATTATATGCACCAGCACCAGATTCAGATCTTGCAATATTTTCTAAAACAACAAAACTTTCGGAAGTATTTTTTAATGTTGTTTGATCTAACTGAACACCCTTAAAAATACCCTGATTTTGATCACCAAAACTTACTTCGAACGCAACTACTTTGTTTGATTTGTGTAAATCATCTCCATTAAAAACTTCTGGTGTTGTAATAATTAATGGATTATTATTAACATTTGAAATATTAAAACTGTCGTCCGCAAATTTATATTTTTTACTTTCATTATCTGGATGTTTGGATGATGGGCCAACTAATTGAATAATTACTTTTGGATACGATTCTTGGTAATCGACCTCTAAAAAAGTTCCGAAAATATTTTGAGCAACTTTTTTAGATGGCGTTATTTTTGATTTATTACTATAATTCGTTCCGTAGAAATTAATATATGCCGGCAGAGGTCTCATGTCTAATCCGGTATCCTGTATTATCATAGATATTACACTATATAGATTAGCTTTATTATTTTTTGAATTTCCTAACGGGATTAATCGATCAATATTTAAATAAAATTTATCACCTATATCAACATTCGCTTTATCTAAAAATAAAAATTCTTCCAATAGTAATCTTTGTCCTATTGAATTTCCGGCAATCCATTTATCGTTAAACGATTTAAATGTGTTATATAATTCTAATTTAAGATCTCCATTATTGTATCCCGAAACTATCTTAGCAAATTGTCCCGATTTCTCATATTCTAATGTTTTAAAGTTTTCTGTTAAATAATTTAAAAACAAAGACAATCTACTTATAGATCCTCCAGCGGTATTAGTTGTGTTATTTATACCTCTACCTTGATCTCTGAAATATATGTTTGTTTTTAAATATTCTAAAAAACTCTCTTTTGATGGATTTCCCCCACTTTTTACATAACCAGCATAGATTAATATCAATGGTCTAAATTGGAGTATATTGGTTTCATTTAATGCAACATCATTTATTATAAAAAATGATTGATAATATAAATCAATGTCTTCACCTATATATAATTTAATTAAATCTATATTCGTAGAATTAATCTGTGACTGATCAAAAGTATCATATGTGAATCTATTTATATCATCAACATCAGCAAAACCATTAAAAACGTGTGGATCAATTTCTTTTGGGTTACCTATCGTTACCTTTAAAAGGTTTTTTGTTGAAAAAATTTTTTCGGTTACATCTTTTAATTTTTGATTTTGTCTATTTTTTATCAATTCTATTATTTCATCGACATTTTGTGGATCCCCTGTCTTTTTGTCTACCGAAACAATATCTAATAATAAATCTTGAAAATTTCTATATGGAATATTTTCAAACATATAATGTTGATTTGTGTCGTTAATTTTTTCGGACGCAAATTGTAAAAAGATCGATTCGAAGTTCTCCAATATTTTTGGACTAAATGTTGCGATTAAATCGATAACTTTTCTATATGTGGTGGATATACCATATGTGTTGTCGTTGCTATCAGAATATGATCTATGATATTCATCGTATGATGGAAAAACGTTTCCTTCATAATCATCATTTATATAATCATTTTCCCATATTAATCTATAGTTGGATTGTATTGACTTATCAAACGTATCTGAATTTGTTGCAATTGAGTTATTCTCTTGTTTTTTATTTATGTATAGATTAGAACCATCGGATGGTAATATTGTATACTTCAAATCTCCACCAACATATTTTGAGTTGTCAACATATGATGTCCAATAGGTAATATTGTTTGTTGATGATCTAAACCTACAAATAATTCCTCCGTTGTCTACATTTGTTGAAAATGATGTGTTTCCACTTTCAATTATGTAGTGGTTATACCCATTAACTATCTGATGATATAATGCGTCATAATAGGGATGAACTCCAGTATTTCCAGTATATGTAATCGTTCTGTCCCCAACGGTAAAGTTTTCAAAAGTTAATCCTGTTTGATTATTATTGAAAAACTTTTGACCGTCAATGCTTGTTGTGGTCTTATCAGGATTTAAAAATCCATCTAAAATATCCACATTCTCTAAAAGATGTTTTTTATATCGATGATATATCGATCCCCACTTTAATATTAAATGGTATGGAATATAATGAGATGATCCCACTTCTCTAAATAAAGAAGACATTCTAATTGATTTTACCTCATTAGCATCTACTGTTTCTCTAAAATCGATTTTATCTTCTAAATCAAGAAATGGTAATGAATTTAATAATAGAAACGCAGATCCCGCAAACTTACCATACACACCGGTTTTATTAAAATCGTCATATAGTTGTTTATGAAAATATGGTGTGTTTAATATATTTGTTTTTGTGTTCCCAATTTTTAATTTATTGGAAAACAAATTATCGATAAAGTCTTTTTTAACCCACGATTTGGGGTTTACTGGTGAAGAAATAAAACCATTTTCAATACTTACTGATAGATTACCAAAAAATTTAAACTCATTATCAGAAAAACTATTCTCTTTAATATATGAAAGATACAAATTAGAATTAAATGGATATATGTCCTTTCTGTAACTTTCAGCAGTATAGTTTAAAAGATTTTCATTTAATTTTTCATAACCATCATAGGAGATAGATTTAGTTTTTTTCTCATACTCGGTGATACTAAAAGACGTTTCAATTAAATCTTTTAGATAGGGTAAAGTTGGTATTTGATCTTGATAATATGGGTATCTTTCAAATGGAGAGACTGATTTTAATCCGTCTCTTAGTGAGACTTCGTTATTATATTTTTCTTTTAATAACTGTATCAAATCATTATCTTCTTTTATCGCATCTTTAATATTGTCAAACTCTATCTTAGCCAATTCTTTTAATGTGGATGAATTAAATGTGTCAAATAAAGTAAATATGTTTGCCCTTTCCCATATTTCGTATAGGAATGATGAAGGTCTTAAATCTAAATAAGCATTATAATCAATTACCGTTTCTATTGTACTTATAGGTCTGACAGTACTAGTGTTTCCGTCATCAACAAAAATAAAATCGATTTCACTAAGACCTCCTTCTTTGTCTGCGTTTGGGTCTGATTTGTTTGTCGATACTTCTATAAAATTTTCAACAAAATCAACTTCTGGCCATATAATTGGGTCATATGCTTTTAATTTATCGATTAATGTTTCGTCTCCGGGGTATGCAATGACGTTTTGTTTTTGGCCAATTCCTCCCTTTTTTACTTCTGGCCAAGGATATATTGCGGGTTCCCCCTTTGTTTCTTTTGAAAAATTACCAACAATGTCTTTTCTTAAATTTGAGATTTCAAACGCCTTAGCATGAACATCTTTCATTAATCTAATATACACTTCAGCATTTGCTAGAATTACCGCAAATATGTTTCTTATTTTAGGTTCAAAACCAAATCCTTTTTCTTTATCTAAAATGATTTGGTTCATTCGTTTTTCAATTTCTTTTTCTAATTTATCTCTCTGTTGTTCAAACACATTTTTTATTTCATAAATGTCGTCAATTAATAATCTATGTTTTACATAATATTGACCATCCTTTATAAAAACATATTTCTTTACATCAGATATTGGTTTGGATAATATTTTACTGATACTAAACTCTTGTCCTGCTGTTTTACCATTTTTTACCGCATCAATAATTGATTGACCAAATAATAAACTCTGTTTTAGTTTATCGTTATTTTCAACTATAATAGTTTTTAGTGTCCCGACTTTATCATCCAAAATAAATTGGGGGTCGGTTTTGTTATTACCTTTCAATTCATAGCATCGTTCATTAGTTTCTGGTTCATTTATGAAATTAGAAGATAGGTACTTAAACCCCCAAGCATTGACTTGTTTTTCAAAATAATCAATTCTGTCTTCAAAGTCTTTTAAACCAACAAAAACATCAGCAGTTAATACCTGATCCAATATTTCTTTTTCTAAAATAAGATCTATGTTTTGTGCATTTACTATCAATTCCCTCAATGTCTTTACCGGAAAATTTTTATCAATTAAATTTTTTCTTTTATACTCCGAATAAACAGACTTTAGTATTTGATATCCTCTAGATGTTCTAGAAATTCTTCTTGTTTTTGTTTCAGTATTATCATTAGTTTTTGTCTCAAGTTCAGTTTCAACAAAAAACATATAAGGACAATTTAACATTGCCTTTAATGGAATATCACTCAAATAAGCATAGGTTGATCCAACAAATTTTGTTGTTATCTCGAAATTACCGTTGCTTTCATTAAACCTAGAACTAAAACTAACCAAGTGTAGTCTATATCTTATTGCCTTACCATAATACCCCTTTAGTGTTAAATAAAATATTGGCCAAGGAACGTGAAAAAATGCTTGGTAGGGTGAATTTTGGGGTGATTCAAATAATGTTTTTCCCCTAACGTCAATAAAGTTGATCACAACCTGTGGGATTGAATTTATCCCCTTAACCGATACACTTATGCTATCGATACCAAAAGACTGTCCAGATTTATCGTAGTTATCATTAATGTACTTAATATCTGTGGTTTGTCCGTTAGGAAATGGAACTTTAAACGATTTTTCTTCTGAAAAAAACGATTCTGTCCAAGAGGTGTCATAATCCTGACCATTTTGATTTTTTAAAAAATTAAGTGTTCCTTCGGCAATGGATACTAACGTATTTTGATTATTTTCTGCCGCCAATATAGATCTTGGAATAATGTCCGCTTCCAAATTGGCGTACATAACCAATTCTTCTTGCTTAATCCCTCTTGATACAACATTACCATCTTGATCGATAACACTATTGGGATCAATATATATTAAGTTATTTTGATCGACTTTTACAAGAATATTTTCATTGTTCGAAATGTTACTGTTCCCCATAGTGAATTACCTAATCACTTAAGATAATTAGGTTTTATAATCATAATTAGTATGATTATTCTTTTTAGACACTTCTCCGATTGTGCCGGTTAAAACTGGTCTTATTTTATCTCCATGTCTGTAATCGTCAATTCCTGACGATATTAGTTTATGTCCTTCTTTAAGGATGTTTTTACTGGCATTTAAATCTCGGTCTAATTTCGTATTACAGGATGGGCAAACCCATTCTCTAATAGTTAGATCAAGATTTTGATTAATATATCCACAACAATTGCAGGTTTTACTAGACGGAAAAAACCTGTCAATT